GTACATATGACTGAGCCAAACAGGACAAGATCAGATGGCTATGGTGGCACAGTCACAATACGCAAGATGATAGTTCGCAATTCTGACGGAATCACTATGGACTGGGATTTAACCAATCAGATCGCAGCTTTACCCAATGGAACACCTCTAGTATTTGTCTATGGCCCTATGGCTATTTCTTACAGCTATTACCAGCGAGCAATAAAATCTAAGTTTACCGCATTTACGAATTATGATTCTAACCCCTACACTTATCCATCATTCAAAGGCCTTTTTAAAGACGACCTTAGAACCAGCACTTTCTGGCAGGGTGCAGATCGGTTTGTAATCAAAAGTGATTCTAATGATTGCTACATGACTTCACTGCCACCTTTAACACCGACCCCAACACCTACACCTACAGTGTCCGCATCAATCTATGCACAGGATTCAGGGTGGACCAATACGAACACAGGCACAGGAACAGAAGCCGATCCAAACATTATTGATAGCACTAGCACGACCTTGCAAGCAGGAACATCCTCACTTATTTGGAGATTCACGGCATCTGCTGCTGGAACCTTCTACTACTCATTCACCTTTTCTAATCATGAATATGGTACAGGTTTTAATGGGGTGGATTACAGCCCTTATGGTGTGCCCTCAGAAATAACCATTACTGGTTCCCTAACAGTTACTAGTGGTCAGACCCTAGATGTCACCATCCTAAGGCCAGGCCTAACAGAAGATTACTGGACTACCTCCCTGCATGGGTCTGTTTACCTCATTTAAGGAACCCACCCATGGTCATACACTTTGAGCTACACCCTTCATGGACTCAATCCTTACTATTTGGAGATGCGCTTAAGGCTGGGGTATCCTTAGGGAAGGATCAGCACTGGCACTACCAGGGCATTACTGGACTTTGGGTGATTTCTGGTAATTACCTGATTGTTGAAATCATTGAAAAGCCTTGCGATCTAGAGCCAAGTTTGATCCGAGTTACCATAAGACAGATTCAGTCCAAGTTGACGCAACAGAGGAAATCAAGAAATGGCAAGTGAAGTCAATTTCACACTGGATCAGGGAGCCACTTTCACCCAAACCCTTATCTATAAGGACTCGGAAGGTAATCCTGTTGACCTCACCAACTACACTGCCAGGTCCAAAGCTCGCGCATCCTTGGAATCTAATGTAATCATCTGGAACCTGACCAACGGCAACGGCATCACCTTGGGTGGGGCAACGGGTGAAATCACCCTGACCATCGATGCAGCCGATACTGCAGATTATGAGCCAGGCGCAGTCTATGTTTACGATCTTGAACTGATCAACGGCACGACCATCACCCGCCTGATCCAAGGTCAGGTCACAGTTTCTGGGGAGGTCACCCGATGAGTGAACAAATCCTTATTCAGAATCCTGATCAGCTAGAGGTGATTAATCAGCCCTCTCTTTTGATCGAGTCTGCACCCAACCGAATCACCTTAGACCCATCACCCATTGTGGTGGTGGAGGATAAACGACCTACCCTAGAAATCTACCTGCATGGGCCAAGGGGACTTAAAGGCGACCAAGGGGAGGCTGGCTCAGGCGGGAACAACTACACCGAATTTAGAGAGCTTCAGGATGTACTGTTAGTGAACCTAGCAGATGGACAGCTAATCAAATATAACCAGACTTTTGATTCCTTTGTTAATTCCGATTATTTGGATGGTGGTAACTTTTAAGGAACTGTAATCATGGCGAACACAATCAGATTAAAACGCAGAAACACTGGGGCAACAGGTTCCCCTGCCTCATTATACAATGGTGAAATCGCAATCAATGAGGTGGGTGGATCCACTGCATGGGTGGGATACTATGGTTATGGTGATGCTGGATCTGGGGTGGCATCCTCAGTGGTAGCTGCCTTTGGACCTGGTGTAACTGGGAGCTTGACAGGCACCCAAACATGGTCAGGAACAACCAACACCTTTTCTGGTTCAGTGGTCCTGAGTGGTACTGTTTCAGGGTCAGGAATCAGCACTTATGTAGTAGGCAAAAGGCTGGATGAATTCGCAGTGCCGACATCTAATGTCAGCTTAAACTCCAATAAAATAACCAACCTTGCAGATCCAACATCTGCACAAGATGCAGCAACTAAAGCCTATGTGGATGCAGCTAGAAGTGGTCTGGATGTCAAGGCATCGGTAAGGGTAGCGACCACTGCCAACATCACCCTGTCAGGATCACAGACCATCGATGGGGTGGTGGTAAGTTCAGGGGATCGAGTCCTAGTAAAGAACCAGACGGCAGGAAGCCAGAATGGTATCTATGATGTAGCAACGGGAGCATGGACCAGATCCACTGATTCCGACACATCAACCGAATTTAATTCAGGTGCATTTACCTTTATTGAAGAGGGTACAGTGGGAGCAGGTAAGGGTTATGTTCTAACCACCGCAAATCCAATCACCTTGGGTACCACATCTTTAACCTTCACTCTGTTTTCCAGTGCGGGTGCAATCACCGCTGGTACTGATCTAAGTTTCTCAGGCACCACCCTCAATGTGAATGTGGATGGTTCAACCATAACCACCAATGGATCCAACCAGCTAGCAATTCATAATTCATATGTGGGGCAGACATCAATCACCACCTTGGGCACGATTGCAACAGGCACATGGAGCGCAACCGCAATTAGCCTGGCTAAAGGTGGAACTGGTGGAGATCTCAGTGCAGCATCTGATGGAACCATCTTTAAAAAGAGTGGAACCAGTCTGACCGCAGCTACTGCGGGAACCGATTTCCTTTCATCATCCAGCACCATCGATGGTTCCACATTCTAAGGATGATTGATGCCAAACATTATCAAGCCTAAGAGAAGTTACACGGCAACCAACACCCCCACTTTAGCGAGTGGGGAAATTGGGATTAATGCAGCAGATGGTAAAATCTTTTTAGGAAATGCTGCAGGTAGTGCAAATGTATTAGTTTCGTCTTTAGCTCGTTCAGACCATACTGGAACTTTAACTGTTGCTAATGGTGGAACAGGTTTAGGAACATTAACAGCGAATAATGTGATTCTTGGTAATGGAACTAGTACCCCAAGTTTTGTTGCTCCTGGTACATCTGGAAACCTTCTTACATCCAATGGAACAACTTGGCAAAGCACGACACCAGCAGCATCTTCTTCCATGCCAACTGGCGCACTTATGCCCTATGCAGGATCAGCAGCACCTACCGGATATCTTTTATGCGATGGATCGAGCGTAAGTAGTTCGACATATTTGGCACTTCACGCAATCATCTCTAACACCTATGGCGGCAGTGCTTACACAGGGGCAGCAGGACTTTCATTTAACTTGCCAGATTTAAAAGGCAGGATGCCGATCGGATCTATGGGAACTGGTTCAGGCTTAACTGCTAGATTGACTGGAACAAAATACGGAACTGAAACACACACAGTAAGCAGCAGTAATATTCAACAGTTTTCGACAGGGGCAATGAGTGGCAACGAAAATCATACACACGGACCAGGTAGTGGTCAGTATTTTTGGGTGTACAACTCTGGTGGTATTAACACAGTTCCTAACTCAGCACCACAAGTTTTTAAGATTTTAGCAGATGCCAGCACAGCGACAACAGCTAGCACCAACCTAGCACACACGCACAATGTAGGCACAGCATCACCGACAGGAATAAATCATATTAATCCCTGTTTAGGACTTAACTACATCATCAAAACCTAGGAACGAACATGGAAATACTCATCAGCGAAACAACCGTAAACGACCAGAGCCCAGTAGCAGGTTTCAATATTACCTTTGTTAATCGCAATAAAAAAAAGGCGATCAATGAAAATGATTTTTTTGTTGATGGATCTGAGATATCCCAGAAAGTGATTCAGTTAAAACGACTTTTAAAAACTTACTTTGATGCACAGGTATAACATGAACCTAATACCCATTCTATTCTTAGCCCTAGGTCAGCAGGTAAGCATCCCCAGTGAAATCCATGGGCAACCAGGGCAATTCATAAGCATCCCATCAGTAACCGATTGCAAGTCTGTGCAATGGGTGGTGCTGGATGCAGGGCTAAATCTGTTCCCTGTGGAACTGCTAAGGGATACTACCACCGCAGTGGTCAGTGCAAATAGTCCTGGTAAGTTTCGAGTCTTGGCCTATGCTGCTAAAGGGGATCAGGCATCTAAGCCTGTCATTACCACTGTCATCATTGGTGATCCACCCGAACCACTACCTGATGAAACTACTAGCAAACTTCAGAAGGAATTAAAATCACTTTATGTCTCACTCTCAGAGGATGATAAGGCGGGTAAGGTAACCAAACTAAGTGGGCTTTATGCCAGCTTTGCTAGCACTGTGAAGGGTGAGGAAGTCCAGACTGCTGGGGAGTTATTAGGGTTATGCAAAGAAGCTACTGCAAGGGTACTTAGCCCTTCAGATTTGCGGGAAATTCGAGTGCGGTTACAATCAGAGATGTCAGGTTTCCCTGTTGATCCAGATGCAAAACTGGATGACAAAATAAAAAAGATGATAAGTGGGAAATTTATGGAAATAAGTAAAGCCTTGGAGCGAATAACTAAATGAGTGGACCATCCAATCTAGGATGGATTCCACCCAGTGAACGCACCTCAGAACAGATCGAGCTGGACGCACAAATCCAAGCTCGATGGGAACCCTTCAAAATTAGGGGCAAATACAAAGAACCCAAGACAGCCCTGTTATATCGCTTTATTCATGATTTTAAACCCTTCTATCAAATGACAGGCAGTTGTGTAGGCAATGGCCTAGGCATGGCTTTGTGGTGCCTTGAATCGATAGAGGTTAATCAATTAGGTCAGCTTGAAAATCCAGTCTGTCCATTCTGGCTACTGCCCTATGGAAAATCGCGCGAACTCGCAGGGATGAGTGGTAGAGGTGAAGGAAGTTTCGGCAGTGCTGCGATTGAAGCCTTGATGAAATTTGGCACCCTGCCATCGGATGATCCATCAGTTCCCAAACCCAAACTTGTGGATGGTGCCCTGACCTGGGGAGAAGCTGCGGAAATGCAATGGTCAGATGGCGCAGCAATCAAACCAGCATTCCTACTGCAATCTAAAAAATACACCCTGCAAACTTCTGCAAGAATCAAATCATGGCAAGATGCCAAAGCAGCTTTGATCAATGGCTACCCCTTAACATGCGCATCGAACTGGGGTGGGGAAATGCAACCACCCATCAAAGGAACCCCTGCAGTTATCCTGAATAGAAGGGTAACCCAGTGGGGTCATCAGATGTGCTGCTTAGCTTGGGTGGATCATCCCGAACTTAAAGATATCTTTTGGATTCAGAATAGCTGGGGTGTGTGTCATGGGAAAAGCCCAGGACATTACCATGAACCAGAGGGTGGTTTCTGGATTCAGGCAAAAGATATGGACTGGATCTGCAAAGACGGTGAGGTGTTCTCATTGTCAAACTTTGAAGGATTCCCAGTTCAGAAACTTGATTGGTTAATTTAATTAGGAGTAAGTATGTCATTCATTTTAGCAGCTATCTTGGCAGCAACCCCAGTAGTAGATTCTTCTTGTGAGGAATGCAAACGCTTTTCCAAATCATGCGTATCTGGTGCAGAAGTTTACACCGGACTAGGTAAAAAAATTACCCGTGAACGAATCAGGATCAAAGGCCGATTCAAAAAAGGTGGATGCTGTGGCTAATTATGATTGGCTAACTATCATTGATCGCTTAGGGCTACCAGTGGTGGCCCTTATAGCCATTGGTTATGGCCTCCATAATAGTGCCCGATGGTTAGGAAATAATATCCTAATGCCAATTCATCAAAGGCACCTCATATTCCTAGACAGGTTAGAGGCTGGCATCTCTCGGATTGTAGACACCCAACATGATCAAAGCAGCCAGATCATTCATCTAACACAAAAGATTTCGGATCACCTAGAAGCACAGGAGAAGAAGAACTAATGCTATTACCATTCCCACAGGATCTACCAATTGAAGGTGTAGGCATCCTAATAGACAGGCTCAGGGGTAAACCCATTCCCCTGCAAACAGCACTCAATGCTGCTTGGAATCTTGCAGGTTATGCTGCCACCCAAGTTCCGTTAAATCAACCAGTCACAGAAGTACACCACACTTACCCAGTGACAGATGCTGAGGTAATCACCCTGCTAGAAACAATCAAGGGAGAATACCAAACCCCACCTGAAGGGGATCCCATCAAGTTTGCAGTTATCCCATGGGCTATTGTTCTGAAAGTTCTGATCAAAATGTTGATCAATGCTGCATTCTAAGCAACCATCTCGACTTTGTTTCGGAATCCCTAGGTCAAACAAATGGCCTGGGGTCCGCACCAAATATCTAAAACTAAATCCCTTTTGCGCTGCATGTGGATCACCTGAAAAGGTTGAGGTTCACCATGTGATCCCCTATCACCTAGACAGATCTAAAGAACTCGATTTTGAAAACATGATCACGCTTTGCATGGGTAGTGGGCGATGTCACTTTGTGCATGGACACCTGCTGAACTGGCGCAGTCATAATAGAGATGTTAGGATGGACGCTATCAGGTACTATCGAAAAATTGAAACACGACCTTAGGATGGATCCGCAGCAATAGGATCCCCTATGCCCACTGTCAGGATGATTGATTGCTTACTCTGCGGACAAACCAAACCCCACAAATCACGAAACTTATGTTTGGCTTGTTATCAGAAGCCAGAATCTAATCCCCTTAAAATTGAAACCAGACACAGGGTAGAAAGAAATACGAACGCATTACTGGAGCCTATCGGGTTACCGGATCACCCGACTGAGTTTCTACCAGGCTCAGAAGAGAAGATGATGGTGATGTCGCAAAGGCTAGAAGATCTGCGCGAAATTCATCACCCAGATGATGCAGTGGTTACACCTGATTGCTACTTCAAAAACGATGGATCGATGAAAAAAAGAAAGGGTGTGTTATCAAATAATTGGGCACCCAAAAGAATTACCCTTGACATCGATGAGGATGAAACCATAGACTTCTAATTATCTAAGGATGGTCAATTTTCTGCGGGATTCGAACCTGCGACCTCTTGGTCCCGAACCAAGCGACCACCCTAGATGAGGTTTTAAGTACCCTTATTAGGATGGACACCTATGAAAAGTTTAGTCAACATTTCGTTTCGTAATTTTCTGGACTACCTCCAGACCTATCTGGAAAACTCAACCGAGTTAACCACCCATCGATGCGCCCAGGCTAAGTTCCTTGAGTGTGTCAATCTTCCCGATCCCAAGAAACTTGCAGTATCCCATCTGCGAAAATTTAGGGATCACATGATTGCTCAGGGCTTGGCCAGAAAAACCATTAGGGAATACCTGCACAGGATTATCAGGTGGGTGGGTTTCTGCTGGGAGCAGGGCAAGGTAACCCAAGCAACTTACTTGGCTTGCAAATCCATGTGGATGCCAAACCCTAGGCAGGGTAGACCACCTGTCAGGACTCGACCTGTAAGCTGGTCTGATATCCAGTCCATGCTGCCACACCTACCGGAACATCTTCAGCAGCTTATCCAGCTCCACTGGTGGACTGCAGCTAGACCCTGTGAGATTGTGCAAATTAATGACAACCAGATTACTAGGACAAGTGACAGGATGTGGGTCTGGGATTTGCAGGATCATAAGAACATGTGGAGGGGTGCCCAACGATTATTATTTTTAAACTCAAAATGTATTGATATTTTAAAATCAATAATCCCTGCCAAAAATGGCTATTACTTCCCATCTGAGAAAAATAGTTCTGGATTTCTCACACGGCTAACCTACCAGAGACAGATAAAAAAATGTATTACTAGACTATACAAAAAAGGAATTAATGTTTGCCCTCAATGGACTCTGAGGGGAATTAGAAACGGCAGAGCTAGATCTGTGCAGAGCGCACACGGTCTTGAGGCTGCTCGTGTTTTGCTCGGACACACTGACCAACGAATGACCAGCCACTATGCAGGGCTAGCTGTACCCAGCCCTGACTTTTTACATCAGCTTGAGTAACCTTAGCCCAGAAGGACCGTCATGCTTCATTCATCGATAATTATAGGGATAAGTGGGCAAAACACCCTGCCCCCCCCCCCTGCCCAACTTACCATATGAATAAAACTAGCTGGAAGGATTCCACACATGTCTGTTCACGATAATTTCAAATTTATCTCTGACGATTCCCGCCCTGATAACACACCACCTGAAAGAAAAAAAACCAAGAGACCCAAGCACTGGCGGTTCTTCACTGAGCTTGAATTGCTAGTGATTAAGTGCGTTAAAAGAGAACTCATATCAGCGCAAGAGATAGCCAACCTCATGGAGATTGAAAACAACTCCACACTTAGAGCAACTCTGTCATCTATGACAGAACGCATGATCATCATCCGCGCAAAAGGTGGTTATCGAATTAATAGATAGCCATGTCTGACACACGCTAGCAGATGTCTGGCAGGTGTCTAACAGACAACTGTAAACTATTCGGATAGAGTAAGTTTATAGGAGTCACACACATGGCACGGATGACAAAACAGATGGCTAACCTGCTACTTGACCAGATGTCCAAGGTCTTGGACTTCTCTAGCCAGTTACACCCTGAGAATACCAAACGACAACAAAAACACATAGAAGGGCGGGTGAAGCGACATCTAGAAGTCTTAGCGGAATACATGGCGGTTTTACATGACGATGAACCTAAAGAAAAGGAGTAGCAAGGATGCTGGTACTAGAGCGCAAGGTTAATGAGTCAGTGTTAATTTGGGATGAAGCCGATCCAAACAAGATTTTGGTTGTCACCCTTAAAAGAGCAGCGGATGGATCCTATCAATTAGGTTTTGATGGGCCAAGAAGTTTTAAAATTTATCGACAGGAAATGCTAAATGACAGCTTTGAAGACAAAAAATAATTCTGGAATGCCTACTGAAGCAGTAGCTATTAAAACGGATGCAGTACTTATTCAAGGTGATCTATCCACCCTGAGTGAAGACCAACGCAGTGCCTATTACTTGAAGGTCTGTGATAGCTTGGGTCTGAACCCACACACCCAGCCATTTGAATACATCCCACTGGGCGGGAAACTGAAGTTATACGCAACTAGGGCTTGCAGTGATCAGTTGCGAAAACTTCATGGGGTATCTATCCAGATCCTATCTAGGGAACTGGTTGAAGATATCTACACAGTGACAGCCAGGGCTGAGGACATGACAGGGCGCACTGATGAATCCTGTGGGGTGGTTAGCCTCAAGGGTTTGCAGGGTGAAGCCCGCAGTAACAAAATCATGTGTGCTGAAACCAAGGCTAAGCGCAGAGTTACCTTGTCCATCTGCGGTTTAGGTTGGCTGGACGAAACAGAAGTTGAATCCCAAATCCAAGCCCAGCCTATCCGACCTGTTGTCGCAGCTCTGGCAGCACCAGTGGTAGTTGATCCCCAAAAGCCCATGGAAACATTTCATGATCTATGTAACGCAGTTGAGCATGCTTTCCCTGGCACCATGCAGGGGATGCTGAAACACTACAAGGTTACCTCAGTGGATCAGTTGGTGGAAGCTCAGCGAATTGATGCAGAGAAGCTGATAGCCAAGAAGATGGGAGGGTCTAAATAATGAGCATCCTAGACTTGGCCAGTGGTGCAAAGATCCTTGAATTCTGGATTGAAAAGGATTCAGCCGTTGAAGGTGAACTTGATTTAGTCCTGGATGAATTGCTTCAAGAGCTTGAAGGCAAGATAGAGGATAAGGTTGAAGCTTACTGCAGGATTATTAGAGAGCTTGAACTAACTCAGGCAGCAAGGAAAGAAGAATCGGAACGGATTAGGAAGCTGGCTGATCAGGATGGGAATACCGTTAAGGCGATGAAGAATAGACTCATGTTCTTCTTTGGCTTGCAGAAGATCAACAAGCTTAAGACATCCAACTTCAACTTAAGCATCTGCGCTAATGGTGGCAACCAGCCAATAGAAGTCAACATCCTACCTGAGCTTCTGCCAGCAGAATTTCAGAAGGTCGAGATCAAACCCAATATGGAAACCATTAGGGAGGCTTTGAAAATGGGCACCTCTCTTGATGGAATTACACTTCTGCCCAGGGGCGAACATTTAAGGATAAAATAGTTATGACTGTATCTGGCGAACCTGATTATGAAAAGCAAGTAGATTTAAATTCTAATTTTAGGTCTACCAAGGCTACTGATTTAGAGGATGGCACTTACCTTGGCAGAGTTCAAAACGCATGGATCAAGGAAGTTAATTCCCCAGTCACTCCCACTGGCAAGCAGAAGATTTTTGAAATTAATCTAGTAGTGGAAGAAAAGTCTGTGCAAATCAGCTACTGGTTAAAGTCTGATGCCAACTTCAAACGCTGCCTGATCAATCTTCAGAAGCTTGGTTTTGATGTTCCTCAATGGGGTCCAGTTTTTAATCGACCCTACCTATCTGAGATGGATAAGGCAGGGTTAGAGATGAGGGGCAAGACTTTAAGCTTCAGGAAAGATACCAATGGGGAATATAAGAACATTGTTCTGATGTCCTTGAGTGCGGACAGCATCCAACCTGCAGTATCAATGGATGACCTGCCCTTTTAACGAAAACCCATTAGGGGTGGCAGGGTTATCATTGCCCCTGAGACAACCTTGATGGGGCTGTCAGCACCCACCCACTGACAGCATTAATATTCATGAGCTTATCAGGCTGGTTAGGTGGCATATGAGAGTGCCTTAGTAACACAGCGAACTTGTTGTTCGAACTAGCCAGCCTGATATTTAAAACACAATTAAAAATCTAAGGATGGGTAAATAATTGAATGATTCTGCGATTATAAAAGATGTTGATAATGATGACTGGGCAACCAATGTCATTAATCTTTCAAAGGTTGGTACTGATTTACTTCTTAATAGTGAAAACCTTCTAAAGTATAATATTTCTGACCGACAAAGTAGGCATCAAAGGATAGTTGATGGCGCAAAAGGTGCCGTTGATTTTATGAAAATGTTTTCTTCTGCTGCTGCTCAAGTTGGTCAAATTATTGAACATCATGTTAAGTGGATTGATCATATTTCATTTAGCTACGAAATTAAAGGAATTAACTTTGATAACGGTTGCATCAATCTTCATTTTGAAAGATATTTTGGCAAAGAAAAAGAACCATTTACATTGGTTTATGACAAAAAAAATGTTAGCCGACCTTGGGGCTATAAGGTAGTTCATGCTGATGTACTACTTGATTCTGGAATGTCTAATCATTACTTGGAAGGTGTCAAAGATGTTTTAGATATATTCATCGAGTCAAATAAGTTTGAAGACTTAATTAAAAAAGATCGCTCCCAATTTTGCCGTGATCGTTTTGACATTGAAAAGCTTAGCGGTTACCAAAACTTAAACAAACTCTTTTATCTTTTAGACGATCCAGACTTCTACAAGATCCTTAAAGAAAACAAATTAACCGAAATTATTGATTCCCACCGCCTATTTTTGCAAGCAAACACCACACGCAAGGCAGAGCTTAGACTTAAACATTTAATTTTAGAAGCTTGCAATATTCATGAAATGCCTAAGCCTCCTGGTACTTTTTGCAAGGCTAAAGAAACATTAGGAATGAACTGTAGGTCTGGAATTTATTTTGGATGGCGTGAATCTCAATGCTTTTATGTTGGTAAAAGTAAAAACATTGCAAGCCGTTTAAAGTCTCACCATGTCATCAATCTTGATGACGATGTTTCATGGTTGGAATTCCCAGAATCTGACATTCATTTAAACGAGTTGTTTTACATCTGGTTGTTAGCTCCAGAATGCAACAGCCAACAAATACAAAAAGACAAAACCAAAGCAAAAAAGGAACAGAATTCATGACCTTTGAACCCATCCCACATCTACCACACAGCGAACATGAAAACATCAGTGCATTCTTTGAGAGGTGTTACGACCTGATTAGGGAACGAGCTGCCGAATATGAACCACCAGCAATTAGCCTGGGGAAGATTGCGCTTCACTGGCAGACCTACACCGACTGCAAAACCACTCCCTATGATGTGGCAATCATGATGGCACTGCTTAAGATCGCGCGACTTTCTAAAGGGCATCATCAGGACAGTCTTGAGGATGCTGCAGCATATCTGGCAATAGCCAACAGCTTGAAGGAGTAATCCACTGCACTGGGTCCACTGATCCCACCCGGGAGTCAGAGAGGACCGGATAAACTTTGCAGTGGGTTTTTATATCAGGGTGGGGAAATAACCCCACCCAATACTAAAGAGAAAAAAAATGAAATTCCTAGTACCTAAAAACTGGTCAAACTTCCAACACTATAAGAACAGGAATCCACCCTGGATAAAACTGCACAGAGGGTGCCTGATGGACCCTGCATTTCTGCGCCTTGATGTGTTTGGTAGGTCACTTTGCCCCATGTTGTGGATTCTAGCCAGTAACTATACAGATGGGCACATACCCTTTGACCTTGAGGATATTGCTGTGGTCCTAAGGGTGTCTGATGCTGAATGCTCAAAAGGCATTAAGTCTTTACTGGATAAAGGTTTATTTCAGATTGTAGAAGTTGATGCTAGCAATCAAAACTTAGATGCTAGCAACCTGCAAGCAAATGTGTGCAAAACAGTGCCTAGAGGAGAGGAGAGGAGAGAAGAGGAAGAGACAGAGGAGAGAGAGAGTAGAGGAGAGGCAGACACCTGCTCTGAGCTGGTTCCCATCTCTGAGCCAACCACCCCAGATCTATACTACCCAGAAATTGTTTTCCCATGTGTAGGAAATCCCAAAACATGGTCATTAACTCAGAAGCTTTTTAATCAGATCCAAGAAACCTATCCAGATGCCCCTATTTTGGACTGGATTAAGAAAGCAAGGCTTTGGGCAGAGACGAACACAGCTAAGCGAAAAACGGCCAAAGGGATGCCAGCATTCCTGTCCAGATGGATGGCAAGTCAAACAGATAGGCCAGCCCAACCTAGAACCTTCCAAACCAATGGCAAATCCAAACCTGATCTGCAGGCAGCCTTGTCAGCAATGCCCAGGGGATTTCAAATACCACAAAGGATTCAACCATGAACCCCTACAAAATTGACTACCCTGCAATCATCAGTTTTTCTGGTGGTAGAACTTCAGGTTTCATGTTGGCAAAAATTATTGAAGCTTATGAAGGTAAACTTCCAGAGGGTATAAAAGTAGTTTTTTGCAACACAGGATTAGAGCATGAAAAAACCTATGAGTTTATCAAAGCTTGTGAAACTAACTGGGGCATTGAAATTACTTGGATTGAATACCAAGGAAAAATACATGATGAAAGATACAAAGTAGTTACCTTTGAAACAGCTTCAAGAAATGGTGAACCCTTTGAAATTTTGATTGATGAAAGGCAATACCTGCCCAATCCAGTTGCTAGGTTTTGCACAGTGGAACTGAAGATAAGACTTCTTGATAGGTATGTAAAAACTCTTGGAACAGAGTTTAAGAAATGCAACCAAGCCATTGGGCTTAGGTATGACGAACCAAGAAGGGTAGCTAATGTTAAATCAAACTCTAGGCGCAACCCTGCAATCTTTCCGATCTTTGAAGCTAAGAACACACTTCCAGAGATCTTTTCATTCTGGAACAAGCAGTCATTTGATTTAAACCTTCAGATGCATCATGGGAACTGCCAAAGGTGTTTCCTGAAATCTAGATACAGACTTGATCTTGTTGCCAAAGAAGACCCAGCAGCTTTGGATTGGTGGATAGCTCAAGAATCCAAGATCATTGGTTCAGCAACTGCAAAGAACCATACTTTTCGTAAAGACCGTCCTAGCTATGAAAACATAGTTAAGCAGTCCAAAATGCAATTGCCTTTATTTACTGATTTTGACGATACCGTTTCTTGTTTTTGTACAGACTAATTTTAAAGGATTCAACCATGAATATTACTATTGATTCAAACGCAGCTTATTTTGATTGGCCCGACTGGATTCAGTTTCATTCCACCTTCTATGGCTGGGATCAAGAGAGGGAACTGAAGATGCTTTTAGCCTGGTCAAACTATTTTGCATCTGAGGGTTATGGACCTGAGGAACTGCTTGCAGCTTCCAAGGATTTGACTGGGGTAAAAATATTCAAAAGGGAAGAAACCATTCACGAATTGGAAAAGGCTTTGAGGATTAGAAGGGAGAATTACCGCAGAACTATTAAACCGGAGATGGCTGATTGCTCGATGTGCCGTGGCACTGGTTTGGTTTTGGTTCCATTCTTAGCCCATGTGAAGAATGGGATCTGGTCATCCAAAAGTAAATGCTGGGTAAGCTGCATTTGTATTAACTCTTTACCATTCAAAAGCACTGCTTCAGGTGAAGGTAAGAAATCCATTATGACTTTGGAAATCTATGAACTTAGGAACCCTGACTGGATGCGCCAGATGTCAGCATGTGAAGAGAGTGAACGCAACCTAGCTAAAACACTTAACGACTTATCACCGAATGGAAACAAACCTCTGGATGATATCCTTGATCGGATCGCCAAAAGGTTTGCTAAAGATCCAGAGGATCTACCACCACCAAGAATGATTGTGGAAGCATCTGTCAGAACCTATGGCTGAAATCTAATAGGGATGGATCCCGCAACCGGAAAAGGAATCCATGCTAATTGAGTTTGGCCCTCATACTACAAATTTACTTTGGCGAATAGGTGAGGCAAAATCGCTCTGGTTCAAGAAAAATAACTGGCCAATTCATATCCAGAGGATGACTAAGTTTGGCATCTCTGAAGAGCAGGCTAGAACCTATAATCAGTTCTGTGGTTTGGCAGGAGAAGCAGCCCTGTGGGAATGGCTATATGGTGACCTGTCAGAGTTTTGGCAGCAGCAAGCTTACCTTCATGAATCACAGGCTTTGACCGATGGTGGAACGGATATGGGGAATCTGGATGTCAAGACTAGGGATTTGATTACTGACCCAATCCCCTGGCTAATTATCACCCCAGAAAAACTTAATACCAAAGTCAGGTATGTGCTGTGTGTGGTCCAGTCTGAACACCCCAGCAAACCTGAGACTGTTTCAGTTGAAATCATAGGGTCGATCCATGGTGAAGTTGTTGACAGACTTAAAGACCACTGGTGGCATGAAGGGCTTCACCGAATAACGATTGAACAGGAATATCTAACCCCACCCGAAACACTCAAATGGTAGGAGCTAATTATTACCGCAGGAACTTGTAGCAGATGTTTAAGAGTCAGGATGTTGCGCTATGGTGTATGCAGTTACTGCGGTTCAGAAGCCAGAACCACCGCCCAAATGATGACCCTATTAGGGAAACAGAAAGCGATAATCAAACAGCTAAGGCATGAAAGAAGGCTATTGAAGTTTCAATTGAAGACGGCCAAGGCTAAGCTGGCAAGGTGTAAATCCAGTCCTTAAGGTTTTGAATCTAACACTTCATCGGCAAAAATGGGAGCATGAGGCTAGAGCTTCCCATACCACCGAGCGCAAACCATATCTTTCGGGCATCCCGCAGGGGTCAAGTCTATCGTTCCAAGAAATATACCGACTGGCACAAAGCTGCTGAGTTGATGGCAATGCTCACCAAGAAGGGCAAGGTAGTCAATCCACCCTATGCCATAACCATGACCATCATTGGTGGATCTGGATGGCGCAAGGATCGCGATCTAGATAACTGCTGGAAGCCAGTGCTTGACCTGTTGCAGCACATAGGAATCATCCAAGAAGATAACTGCCAGCACATCACCCGATTGGTAGTCACCTATGCCAAAGGCGATGGTAGACCCGCAGAATGCCACCTGACGATAGGAGCAGCATAATGCCCTGGGAACCAAAGAAGCATGACCCACGACCAGCACAGGGTAGAAGAACAGATAGGCCATCACCACACCGCAGAGGCTATGGCCGAGCATGGGAGAAGATCAGGCTAGCTATCCTCAGAGAAGAACCCTTATGCAGAGGATGCCAAGGGCCAGCCACCTGCGTTGACCATATTCAACCATTGAAATCTGGTGGCACAAACCACCGAACCAACCTGCAACCCTTATGTGCTAGTTGCCATAACTCCAAGACATGGCACGAGACTTGGGGAAAAAAACAATGAAAACCCTCAAAATCTCAGGGAAAAACCACCTGACACAACGGCAGGTAGGGGGGGATCGAGAAATCCAGCAGAGGGGCGGGAGTAC